TGGCTTGTAAGGGCACGACTGGCAGGCCTTCCAGGTGCGCATGGCCTGCGGGTTGTGGGTGGGCGCCGGCCCGGCGGCGAGGCGCTGGCACTCGCTGACCGGCATTTCGCCGCCGGTGGCCGGGCAGGCGCGGATGACGTGATAGACGTCGATCACGCGCGCCGCCAGCTTGTCGGACAGGGCGCAGGCGTCGGCCGGCGACAGCACCCTGGCGAGCAGCGGGCGGCTGCAGCCCAGCCGGAGCGCGACGCCGGCCTTTCCCTTGCGGTCGGCGGCGACGGCCGCCACCAGCAGGCGCTCGGCGAGTTCTCGGGTGGCGGCGTCAAGCATGGATCGCGTCCTCGTCGGTGACCATCGGCGCCCAGACGACCTCGTCCTCGTTCGGGTCATAGACGACCTTGGCGCGGCAGATCATCGGCGGCCGGGGCCCGCTGTTGCGCGCCGGGTCGAGGCGGTAGCGCGCGGGCAGGCCCTTGCCGGCCTTGCCCAGGCCCTTGCCGGCGCTGGTGCGGATCAGGTAGCCCGCCGCCAGCAGCCAGGTGAGGTAGTGCTCGGCTGCGGAGACGGTGACCGGAACCGCCGCCGTGCTGGCATGCCCCGCCAGTTCGAGGGCGTTGAGGTCGCCGGCGAGCAGGCGCAGCGTGCGCCACATTTGCTCCTGGGCGAGACCGTTGGTAACGCGCGAGCCGTCGCGCTTGAGCCGCGGCGCGTCGATGCCCTCGTCGCGGATCAGGCGCCACCGGACCTCGGCGGCGACCTTGTTTATGCGCTGCTCGCCGGACTTGGCGACGATTCCGGCCTTCTCCAGCGCCTGGCAGTAGCTCGTTACGGTGGTGTCGGCGACCCCGGCGGCGCGGGCGATCGAGTAACGCGTCCACTCCGCTTCGCCCCGGGCGCGGATCGCCTCCCAGATCCGCTGCCGCGGCCCCTTGCCGCCGGCGTAGGCGGTGATCGGCTGGCGTGCCATCACCCGGCCCTCCGCGGCGCTTCGCCGGTGTAGACCGGGCGCTCGCCCCAGGCGGCGCGGTCGACCGAATCCCAACCCTCGACGCTGGCGGTCTCGAAAATCGCCGCCAGATTGACCGAGACCCGGCGCACGCTGCCGGCGGCCATCTTGACCAGGTGCTCGAGCAGGTCGCCGGCGACGCGCACGCCTGGGCAGTAGATATCGACCAGCGCGCGGGCGTCGCCGAGACTGACCGGCTGCGCCGGAATCCACGATAGGATGCGCCCGTGGAAGCGCTCCCAGCGCTTGAGCTTCTGCGGCAGCATTTCCTCGCCGAGCAGCAGCAGGGTGGCCTGGCTGCCTTCGTAGATGTCGCGCACCAGCTCGATCATGCTGTCGTTGCGCACGCAATAATCGAACTCGTCGATGATCAGCATGCGGTTGCTGGTGGCGAGCTGCTCGCATACCTGGTCGAGCAGGTGCGGGATGGTGCCGTGCGGATTCTTGGCGCCCATCTCGATCAGCACCTTTTCGAGCAGGGCCTTGCAGCGCCAGGCCGAGCGCATCTGCACGAAGTAGGCACGGTTTTCGTTGGCGATCGCCAGCGCGGCGGTGGTCTTGCCGTAGCCTGCCGGGCCGTAGAGGGCGGCCATGCCGGGCAGGCCGGCAAAGCGCCCGGCGAGCCGCTCGGCGGCGGTACGAACCAGTTCCAGATTGTGAATCTGGGCGATTTGTGACATGATCAAGCCTCCATGAAGTGAGTGGTTTGCTGCATCCGGCCGTTGCCTGTGCTACCAGGCAGCGGCCATTTCTTTATCCGGCGCGGCGCAGATACGCCTTTCCCTGGCCGCTCCCCGGCCAACTGACGATGAACCGCGCGTCGATGTCGCTCAGCGCTTCGCCAGCCTCCTGGCGCGCCTTGAGCGCCAGCCATTCGCCGTGGTTTTCCGCGGCGCTGCGCTCCGAGCGCGGCTTGACCGCCGGTACCTTGAGGCTCGTGACGCTGGCCTTCGCGGTCGCCACCGGCGCCATCACCACGCCGCCGATGACCATGCTCCCGGCCCTTTCCGGGGCGCCGTCGAGCGCGCGCGCGGCACGGTCGGCCTGTTCCAGCCCGTGGCTGACATGCGTTACATTCGAGAAGCCGGGCTGCGCCAGCTTGCCGGCGGCGGCGGCCTTCTCGCGCAGGCGGCGGTTGACCAGGTCGTCGACGTCCGGGGCGCCCTTCGTCTCTTCCTTGAGCTTGCGCCGGGCTTCCTTGAGCCGCTCCTTCTGCTCGGCACTCGCCATCGCGGCGATCTCGGCGCGGCTGACGCCGGTGCGCTCCGGGCATTCGGCGACGCAGACGAATTCGCCTTCGTGATGGACGATGATGCGGCCGAGATCCTCGGTCTCGAAGACGTCAACTTCGTTGCCGGTGTCGATGCGCGCCAGCGCCGGGGCGATGAACCAGGCGCCGTCGAGCAGCACGCCCTTCTTCTGCACCGTGCGCTTGCCATTGTTGCCGGCCGGCCGCGCCAGCAGGAGATCGAGGCTGCGCACGTCGTGGATGCGGCGCACTTCGCCCGTCCAGGCGGCGGCGCGGGCGAACGGCGTGGCGTCGAGCCCGCCGTGGACGCGCTGCTCGTAGATCCCGGCCAGCCACTCGTTGATCCGCCCCTGCAGGAATTCGCCGCTGCACGTGCCATCGACGACGTCGGAGAAATCGACGATCTCGCCCTTCTTGGCCAGCCGTTCGGCGAACGAGCGGCGCGCCTCGATCGCCTTGCGCTCGGCGACGTTGTGCCCGACGAAGTTGGGCAGCGCCTCCAGGATGGAATGGTTCAGCGTGCCGATGAAACGCTCAATGTGCGGCTTTTCCTCGCCCGAGAAGGGCGCCGTCGTGCGGCGGTCGATGCCGAGCGCGCCGAGGACGCGGCGGAAGTGTTCCGACTGGTAGTCGTTGCCGTTGTCGGTGACGATCTGCTCGGGAACGCCCCACAGCAGCAGCGCCTGGCGCAGGGCGAAGCAGTGGGTCTGCGTCTTCGGCGTCGGCGCCACGACGACCAGGGCGCGCCGGCTGTAGTTGTCGATGATGCAGGACACGGTGTAACGGCGTTTCTTGCCGTCGGCGTCGAGCAGCAGCCAGTCGGCCGGCGTCGCGTCCATTTCCCAGCGCTGGTTGAGGCGCAGGACATCCTCGGCGGCGCTCCCGTAGGCGACCATCGCCTTGTTCTTCCAGGCGTCCGGGTTGGTCTGTTGCAGGTAAAGTTCGGAGTTTTCGGCGATCCATGCCTTCTGGAAGCGGTACACCTGCCAGTAACTCGGCGCCGCGAACAGCACCTCGCCGGTGACGGCGTCGATCGATGCTGTTTCCAGTAGGGCGTGGAGGTTTTCCGTCTTGATTCCGGGGCGCCCGATGAGGATTTTCTTGGCGTAGGCGGCGAGCAGCGGCGCCCCTGTGAAAACCGTCTTGCCGCGCCTGTCGTTGCCGTTGCGATGGTCGATCAGCGCGCCGTAGTCGCCGCGTTCGTAGCTCGTTACCCAGCGGATCAGCGAGCGTGGCGAGAATTCCGGGTAGGCGGCGCGGGTCTCCTTCGTCGCCGGCACTTCGCCGCGCGCCCAGGCCGCGGCGAAGGCGGGGAAGGAATGCGAGCGCTTCATCGGCTGGTTCTTCTTGAACCACAGCGCCCACGCTCGGGCGATCTCGCAGTGCGCCTTGAGCGACAGCGCTTCGCGCTCCGACAGCCCGGTCGCCGACCGCAGGAAGGCCTCGGCGCGCTGCTGGCGGTCGGCCAGCGCCGCCGCGTCTTCGTCCTCGAGGCGCCGCAGCGTCTGGCTGACCAGGGTCATGACCAGATCCATGCCCTTCGGGTTGTCGACCCGGTCGAACAGCGCTTCCTGGTCGCGGATTTTCTTGAGGACGGCGGGAGGTGGGGCGTAGAGGCGCTTGATGCCGCCGCGGCCGCGGGACTTTTCCTCGATGAATGGCCAGGATTCGCGCTCGACGTAATCGCGGAAGCGCCGTTCGGTTGTCGGGAAACCCGGCAGCCGCAGCGCGGCCAGTTCGGCGCAGGAATAGTGGGTTTTCATGCCCGGTTTCCTTGTCTGGCGAGGGGTCTCGCCGTCCCGTTAAAATGACCGCGCAGCCTCGCAATCTGCATCTCACTCAACCTCACGGGAGACCCCTCATGGAAAACGAAAAACTTGTCGACCTCGGACCATTCACGCTCGACGAAGCCAAAGACTGGCTACACAAGCTGGAAGACGAAAAATGGGATGCCTTCAGTCGTGCCGGAGCCCTCGAATTCATGCTCGGCAACCTGCTGATCGAGCTGAACAAGGAAAATGTCATCGCCGGCCTGCCGTTTATTCAGAAACTTCAGGCGCTTCTGCCGCTGCAGCCGGAGGCGTATAAAACATCAGCAGAGCAGATCCTGGGGCGGCTCCGCCTGTCTCTATCGAACGACGATAAAGACGGTTACGCACTTCATTAGCGTCCGCGGAAAGCAGCGCGCGAGCCACTTCCAGTCTCGCCAAATCCCGCAGCCGGCTGGCTTCAAGAGACTTCCGGCGGCGGCGGGTGCGCTCAAAACGACCTTGCTTGAGGTTGTGCGCCGGTGTTCTCATTTCCCCATCCTCTTCAGCCCCAGGATCACCTCGGCCGCCGGCAGCGGCACGCTGACCAGCCGCGCCCGCCCGTAGGCCCGGTCGACCACCACCACCAGCGTCGCGTCGCCGCACAGTTCGGCGGTGATGTCGGCGTCGACCCCGGCCGCGCTGATCTCCGCCGCCGCCGCGATCATCTGCCGGCGCTTCTCCAGCGCCGCGCCGTAACGGTGCAGCGCGCTCTTGCTGACCTCGAAATCCCGGTGCCGCAGCTCGTCGGCCAGTTCGACGTAGCGGGTGAACCCGTTTTCCACCAGCCGCGCGTCGATCTCGGCGCGCACCTCCGGCGGCAGGCTGTTGATGCTTGATCTGCGCCCCATGTCTATCTCCTGCGGTTGATCAAAACGGCTTCCAGCGCCTTCTTGCGCGCCGCGAGCTGGCGTTCCTCGTGGTGCAGCCGCGCCCACGCCAGCAGGTCGGCATCGTCCGCGCTCACCACCTGCCGCCCGCCGAGCTTTTCGGCGGCCAGCCCCAGCAGCACGTCCTCGCCGAGCGCCGCGTCGAACGCCAGCGCCCGCCGGAACGGGATTTCCCGCCCCTGCTGCTGGTGCGACGGCGCCACATAGCCGTTCAGGGTGTCGACGCTGATCTTCTCGCCGAGCAGGACGCTCATGCGTTCGGCGATGCGCTCGCGCGTCAGTCCGCGCGCCCTCGCCTGGTCCAGCGCCACGTCCATGCGGGCGCGGATTTCGACCGCGCAGCCGAGCGCGCCGGGGCGCTCGCTGTCTGGGGCGAAGAGGTCGCCGGAGGTGGTGTCTGCCAGGCGCGTCATGTCAGTCGCCCGCCTGTTGATTGACGGCCTCGCCGTCCTCGTCCGTGTTAATCTTGACGTTGATCCAGCGCCTCCACAGGCGCGGGTTGCCGGCCGGGACCTCGATGTCGTAACGCGACGGCCAGATCGTCGACGGATCCTCGCGGAGCGCCATGGCGATCACCCGGTCGACCTTCGGATACGGCACGGCCAGCGCGCGCCGGATCACCGACGGATGCAGCCCGTAGCAGTGGGCCATGGCCGTCATCGAGCCGAACAGTTCCCGGATTCGGTACTTGATGTACTCCTTGGTCCAGTCCTGTTGAGCGGTGGGTTTTTTGTCCATGTCAGTTGCCCGGTTTGAAATTGACAGGACGAAGAATAAAGACTTCCGAACGAATGGTCAAGCGTCCGAATAAAGAATTTTTTCGTGGCGTTGCCAGTGGAGCATATAAAGCATGAAAATCAATAAGTTGCTGAAATTATCAGGGCGTCCAAAAACGTCTAATTAAAATGGACGTTATTTCGGACGTTCGCGGGGATCCGGCGCCGCAGGCCGCCAGGCGCGCCCGTCCGGCACACCACGTCGCCGATTCCGCGCCGCTGCTGTATACATATAGAGGGGAGGCGCCGGAAGATCGCCCCCAGGGCGTCGATGCCGCGCTGCTGCGCCTCTGCCTGGGCGCCTGCGCGCTGGTTTACGGCGAGGCCTTCGCTCGCCAGCCGGCCGCCCTGCAGCTCGAGCACGCTGCCGCGCTCTACAACCAGGTCGTCCGCCACGCTGCCGCCCACCGCGACGGGTTCGCTGCCGGCCTCGCCGCCTTTGCCCGCCTGCAGACCCGCGGCCTCGCCGACCAGCTCCGCCTGTTCCTGCAGATGGGCCCGCTCACCCCATGGCCCGACCCCGCCGCTGAACCCGGCGCGATTCCGCCCGCCAAGTAACGCGCAACTGGCAAAAAAAATGGGCCGTCAGGCCCGTTTTTGTGACAACGACCCTCCCGGCCGTTTTTTACGTGTCGCTCCCCGCATTCCCTTTATCCGCGGGCCTTCGCCCCCTTTCGCCCCTTCCCGCATCAATTCCCCGTTTGTGCCATTTAACGCGCCCCCTCACAGCTGGGGGACAGGGTCTCGACCATGGCCCGATCGCGCAGCCCGAGCGG